AATAAGAGCATCAAGATGCTTATTACCTCTGTAGTATGCCTTCTGTGCTACACCACATACTAATGGGTCAGCACCTAGTGTTAGACCACCCACTGCTACTGCCTCAGGTTCTATTAGATCTATCAATAGATGTGACATGAGTGCGTTACCCTCACATGATAATGTTACAGGTTTACAGTTAACATAGTGCTCTGACTTCTTACCAGAGGACAATACATATTCTCCACGTTTATATGCTTTCTCCTTTAGAAGGTTGAGCAAGATAGATTTGTACTTATCATCTGTCATTTCTTTTTCTTAGGCTTAGGTTTGATAGGATTCATAGGATTATTATATGTACTTGGTTGTCTAGTACCGTTAGTCCATGACATCTTCTGCATGACATCACCGAATAGATCATAGTATGTGTCAAAGACACCTACTGCTTCACCCATTACAATATCAAACCAAGTATCATCACCTTTCTTTAACTCTAGCAGATATGCATTAGTTGGCAACGTCTTATCGTCTGCTGCATCAGGTGTGCAACCAGTCTTTATAATAGAACACCCTCTACCTGCATTGTTGATGTCCACAATCTGTTCATCAGTTAGCTTCATCTACCTCTGCCACCCCATTCTATCTGTGGGAATGCCTCTTGCACTGCTGCTTTAGTGATACGATATCTCTTGTGCAGTGTCTTGTTAATTGCTTTGACAACTACCTCTGCTTCAGTCTCGTGAAGACCTTCGAGTAGTTGGATGAACATACTCTCCACCTTCATAGGTTTCAAGGTATCGTCACCACCTCTAAAGAATCGATAGAGTTTCTTAGACTCCTTCTCTAGTAATGTATGCTCTGTGCCTATCGGTGCCTCATTCTTACGATAAGGTACGTCCTCACCTAGAGGAACACGAGGTGTTAAACTCTCATCAAAGTTTATAATAAAGATCGATCTTAAACCAGGAGAATTATTATCCTGTAGGATCTTGATCTTTTGTGCCTTCGTCTTGGCATTGTGAGCCTTCTGAAGCACTTCAGAAATCATTAGTCTCATAACTTACTCATCGTCATCGTATACTGTATCATCTTCGTCATGAATACGCAAGTATATTAACTCGCTAGGATCAACAGGGTTCCCATCCTCATACATCTCAGGATGCATAACGAGTGCTGCATACTCTGCTCTCTCTTTCCATGCGTCGAAGACATCTTTTATGTTCCATGATACCACAAAACCTAAAAGAAAACTACCTATAGTTAGAAAGAAAGCAATGTAAATGAAACTTATATCCGTCATAGGATCCTCCTAACTATGTCATTTTTATTTAGCACCCTTCTTTGGTCTGCCTGGTCTACGGTGCTCATAATAATCTTTAGCATCATTAATGACCGTCTCAAAATATTTTCTGATCTTCCTTGCCTGTGGTTTAGGCACATTGCTGTATGCCTCAGACATATATTTGTCACGTGCAATGTATTGAGATAACTCATCCACTGCTTGATTCAACTCAACCATAGAGGATGAGTCTATTAATTCTTTTGTCTGTTTGCGTGTCCACTTGTTACCAGTTAGATACGACTTCATATTAAAGAGGAATCTCCCATTCAACATCGCTTCGTCGATAGCTCTGTCGATAATAGTATAAAGCTCTTCAGAGTTGGGATCCATGTAGGTCATAGATAAGTGTTTTCTCGGAGGTATTTAACAGTTTCGGTGCATCCACCAAATTTGTGTCCAGCAATGATAACTTGTGGAAAGGTAGCTGCTTGTCCAAATTCTGTCTTGAACTGCTCTCTAGTAAAGTTAACATCTAATTTGTATTCTGCAAAGCCCCACCCCTTACTTTTGTAAACTTCCTTAATCTTTGTGCAAAATCCACAACCTTCTCTCGTATAGATTGCGGTGTTTCCTGGTTGTTTGGCCATATTATTATAGTAGGAAAGAAAAAAGGGTCACTTATGTGACCCTCTTATTTAGTTAACGTTGACTTACTGTCTTAGAAAGTAAACTTAACACCTGCTTTTGCACCCCAGTTACGGATGGTGTCGCCATCGCTATCTTCGCCAGCAGTTGCGCCAGAGATCTCTCCGTATAGTGAAGTAGAATCTGCTACAGCATAAGAAGCACCAACCTTACCAGAGATTTCTGTCTCTGTCTTGTCTGCTGTCTCGCTGTGGCTAAGTGAAGGACCACCTTGTACGTAGTAAGCAATCTTGCTTTCTGTTCCTACATTACCTTCGTATCCAAGATGGATATCGGTAGTTGCGGCAGAATACTCTCCATCAGGATAAGTAAGGTTGCTTTCTACATTCACGTAAGGACCAGCAAAAGCGGCTCCAGCGAGAAGGAAAGGTGATGCTGCTACAGCAGCGATTGTTGATTTGATTGACATGATTGTATTTTAAGTGTCTCGCATGGGCATTAAAAAAACCCTGCGGATGATGAGACCCCCGACATGGGATCTGTTTGTGTCCAACACAGGGGTACGATTATTTCGAGTCCTTTGTTAAGAAGTATTTATAATACTTCACATTGCGGGTAACCGTCAAGGGGGCTTGTGACAGTTGTGTTACTGGTCCAAGCCATTCAAGGGTATCATCTTAATGAATTGCTCATTCAAGTTATAAAAGAGTTTGAAGTGAGTAGTGTTGACCCAGTATCCTTTGATATCTGATCCATCACAGTGGTATCCATACCCTGTCACGGACTCGTCTACTCCATCAATACGAAAGGTCTTACTACTACCTATGTAAGAGCCAAACTTCTCCTCTAAATTAATCATCGGCATCGGTGGTTTTGGTTAGTCTATCACGAAGCTCAGCTTCCTGAGCATCCGTTAACGAACTGTTATTTATGTCCGAATCCTCACCTTCTTCACGAGGGTCAATATATTCGGCCATTCTCTCCAAATTCTGCTGCAAATCTTCAGGGGGTGTCCAGTCAGCTCCCTTCGGTTTGTAATCAAGTCCCTTTATCTCTGCGATAGGACTCTTCCAATACTTCTGCATCTTCTTGAGCATCTTCTTCTTACCCTTCGGATCATCCTTGTACCTCTCTATAATATTCTTAAGAGTCCTCAACTCTCGTGAAGATTTCTCTAGAGATCTCTCTGCTGCTGTCTCTCGTGGATTAAAACCTGCCATAATATTTAAGGTGGATCTGTTACTTGTGTAAGAGTTAACTTGAATGTAACTCTGAATTGTTTTCTATCAGTAGCACTATACCATACTACTGAGTCCTTGTTGTGAGATTCTTGATAGAAGGCTTCCTTAATACTACGTCTTACTAGATCTTCATTCTCCCACCAAGCAAGTAGTTTGTCTGATGGTATCTCGAATCCTGACTCTTGATCAGGGTAGTAAGGTGTAGATGCTGGATCTTCTACCATTTTATCTCGTATAGGAGGCCATGTTAGCACAAACTCTGACCCCTTTGCATACCCTTTACCTTTGTCTATAACATCTATCACATTGATTAGTGCTTGCCAGTAGTGCACCTGCTTAGATCCTGTGCTCTTATCAAAGGTTACTGGATAGAATGTGATACCTAAACGAACCTTACATGCATCTGCATAGCTTGATCCTCCAGTACCATGGTAGTTATCCAAAGTATAGTCATGAATGAATGTTATTGGTGAATAGTATGTATCCCTGACTGGAGCCTGTTGATTACCATTCCATATAGTATCAACGGTATCCTGATACGTACCACCTTGGACATTCCTATTCTTAACCCTAGTCTCTATAGTATAGTCTCCTGATGCTAATGTCAAGGAGACAGTCTGACCACCAGCACCAGCAGTGTAAGTGATCTCACCATCATATATCACTGAGTTACTAGCGTTTGTAATCTTGAGCCATCCCCAGTTGTCAGACTCAATTCTCATAGAGTATGTGGTTGAGTTAGGGAAGGTAACAGTAGTAGTATGTGTCTGCCACTCACCTATGTAAGGATCTATCTCATTATCCAAAGGTTTAACCTTGTAGATACCATAGTCGATCATGTGTTGTGTCCAACCATTACCAGGATTATTTGGCTCATCTATCTTTACCCAGTCACCCTTGTTAGTAACTGAAGTAGCAATCTGGGTCGATCCCTCAGTGATACGCCATGCTATACATGCTGGATTGACATACCATTTATTCATCTGGCCATCGCTTCCCATAACATACCACGGTTTTGAAGACCGTGCGAAGCAAGCGGGTGCGAATTCAGTCAGCACTATATTCTGTGCTTCTGATATAGTAGTGCCACTTAAGGTACCCATCCTAGTGATGAGGAAGTCCTCTACTAGGTGGTTGTAACACCCAGTTAATTTTCTATAACTGTATGACTCTAGTATAGTAGCAGAGAAGTAATCACTCTTGTCATACAAGTATCCAGTGTCAATGTATCCACCAGGTATATTAGGTAGCAATGGGTTGTTGAAGAGTCTAGTATTTCCAGGGACATCAGGTTCTATCTGCTGTGATCCATGCATTAATACTATAGTATTATTAGCCCACACATATGTGTATGGATACCCAGGATCAGGCACGTTGTCCTCTGCCCAAGGAATATTCAACCCAGATATATACTGCCAACTACTAGTAGTACCTGAAGTATGCGTTGGTGCACTGCCTCCAGAACTTATAGACCCAGTAGCTTTATAGATCTTAGATGCATTAGTAACCATATCATTGATGAGATAGTCACTGGATCCATTGAAAGCAGCAGGGTTAGGTAATGAATCATTATACTTAGACCCAGGCTCCCACTCCCACTCTCCTCTATTAGTAGGACGGAATGATAATGCAAATCCTTCTACCTCTCCACCCTCTTTAGGCTCTGGGTTATTAGTTGGGTTACTTTGATTCTCTCCAATTTTATAGTCACCTGAATGGGTACCCAAATGCAGCTTGAATACTCCATCGAATGTTTTCTCCTCAGTATTATAGAAACCACACTCCAATGATATGTCACCAGTAACAGGACCAGCATCGATACTAACAAACTCAAAGATTAATTCATCTGGTGGTACTATAGGATCCTTAGTGGCATTTCCACCTAACAATACAATGTCCTGATCCCATAGGTCTCCTCCTATACGAGGCCAATGGTCTGCTTCATATTGTTTCTCGAATAAAGTTGTGATAGTACCAGTAGAATTCTTCTGCTTCATCCTAAGAGTGAAGGTCATGCATGATCCAAAGATACCACCAGTGATACCACCCATAGAGATGAATCTGATGGTGCCACCCTTAGATGTTGCTTTTATAGCCTGTTTATCATTCAACCTAACATTATAAATTCCTCTATTATCATTCTTAATCCTAGTCTCTAGAGTATAGTTACCCGCACCAAGGTTTAAATTAAGAGTCTCATTACCCACACCATATAAATCTCCACCATAGTTTATCTCCGTATCTAGAATGACATTGCTACCAGAGTCAGTGAGTTTGATGTAACCATAGTTATCAGACTCTATTCTTATAGTATGTGTACCAGAGGTGGGGATGTTAACAGTAGCAGTATGTGTTTGCCAGAGTCCAAGCAAAGGATCTTCCACTGTATCTGCTGGAACTGCTGGATAGATACCATAATCAATCATGTGCTGTGTCCAACCATTAGCAGGATTATTTGATGCACCTACCTGCACCCAACTACCCTTCTCCAAAACTGAATTGGTAACTTGTGTCCCTCCACTGTCGGTAATACGCCACGCTAATGATGCTGGATTGACATACCACGTATTGTAATCCTTACAAGGAGCACACTCCCAATCCTGATCATTACCTGGTTGCATGGTAGGTAACTTAACACCACAGTCCATGCGTCTCACCATCACATCTTTAAACGACTGCTCTAGTACTCTAGTCTCACATTTAACTGCTGGATCTATCTTCCTCATCACTTTAGGTGGTGGAAGTTTTGAGTAAGTATAACCTTGTATACCCTCATAAACATACCCACCATAGGTCCAACCAAGTTTATGCCAGAATCTTAAATCATTATAGTCATCATCACCAGCAATGAGGTCTTCCCACATCTGGATGTCCTTACCCTGCCACTTAGTCTGGTCTTTCTGCTTAGGATTCCATCTTCTATCACTGAAGAGAATGTAGTTACTCTGTGCTGAACTAATACCTGTGCCTCTGAATCCTCCATCGTGAGGAGAATTGAGTGGCTCAAATAAGAACTCTTGGTTGACAACAAATGTATTTTCATCACCACCATCAGGGACTAAGAAGAATCCCATCGTCCCACCAGCATAGCTGTCTAGTTGAGCAGCAGGTACGTATGCCATATACATTTCAGTACCACTCCTAGCACTGTTACATACCATCCTTCCATACTTGGGTCCAGTCTCATCTGCTAGGTAGAATCCAACAGCATTATTATATCCTGAGTCACCCTTCTCAATATCCATTGAGATATTAAGGTCTGCGAAAGGTGACTTGGGTATACGATAAGCAAAGTAATCTGGTAACTTCACAGGCATACCACCATCATAATCACCATCAATAGTATACTTGTGATCAAATGGATTGGGTGACCACAATCTATGCAATGCTTCTGCTTGCTCATCCTCAGCAAGATAGCTGGCCATGCTAGCTGCAGTGGGGAAAATGTGTCCGATGACTTCACCACCTGCCATGCCATTAGCATTCATGGTTGCTCTCTCACCTGTGCCAGGACTATCAGGTTCACCTGGGTTAGTAGTCAGGAATGTATCCGTGTGCATACTAGAGTAGAACCTAAAGAGTTTCACTGTAACTCCTGGTATCTCATCCCTTAGTATATAAAAGTGAGGTTGAGTATCAGTTAATGTATACCCTGCCTTAGCACCAGTAGAATAGTATGCATGATCAGCACCAAGGTTAGTAGATACTATCATGAAGTTAGCATTACAGTCACTACCATGACCATCCTTCAAACATAACCTAGTATTATTATCTACAACTTCTAGAGGAGTGTTAGCTGAATGTAATCCTGTAAAGGTAGTAGTAAACGTACCAGCAGCAGTAAGATTAACAGTTTCTATCTGCTCTCCAGACCTACCAACCCTAGTAAATGTCTTACCTGCTACAGAAATAGTATCAACAGCAGTACCATAAGTCCACGGTCTATCATTCCATTGCAATCTTAATACAACAGTGGCAGTGCCACTACCAGTAGCAACTAGGTCACCTACAGAATTAAAACTAACAGCAAGGGTACCTGAGCTCAGGTATGACTCGTAAATAGGTATACGATCTGGGAAACAATTCTCTACACATACCTCACCTTGGTTACCACTCCACCCATTAGGCCAGTAAGCACTACAGTCTGCCTTCGGTGGTTTCCATCCTGCACCTACATATTGTCTAAACAAACACTCTTGTGCCTTTCTTACACACTCATCCCACTCTGGATTGTATGGCTCACCAAGATCACAATAAAGTTTTTCACCTGTCTCTGTATGCTCCCACCAACCAGGAGATTTTAATAACCTACCATTACGTACAGCTTCATAGTCAGGAAGCTTCCTGAGTGGACCTGTTGGTGGAGGATCCATCTTAATATACTTCGCAACTAAAGCACAATCATCTGACCCATCAGTGATCTTTGTTATGTGCTTACCTTTACCTGGAGTACCAGGATCAAGAGTTATTATTATAGGTGGGAATGGATCACCAATCCACGTAGTAATCCAAGGTATCCAAGGAAAATCTAACCTCGTAGGAATATCTGGAGGTATATAATCATCGGGTGGATCTTCTAATTCTGGTAGATCTGGATAGCATCTCTCAACCAACCTCCTTATAATTTCTGGAGGAGTTGGTGGTGGATCAGGTGTCTCTGGTGGTGGACCTGTTGGTGGAGGATTTATCTGGTCTAATGGGTTAGGACCCAATGGTGGTGGTACTACATAGCACCTACCAACTAAATTTCTTATGACATCTCCAGGATCCTCTGTTGGTGCTACTGGTCCCTGTGATGATGTAGTAGGTACATTAGGACTCAACTGGTCTAGTATATTAGGTACTAGAATACCAGTAGAGGTGGCGTAACACCTATCAACTATATTTCTTATTGCCTCAGCAGACATATACTAATTACACCTACATCTTATTTAGTGAGGGTTATATAGTCCCAAGTAATATACGAAGGCACAAACAGTTAGTACCATTGTGAGTCCAATAAAATAAATCATAACCAATTGTTTTTTAATAGTGCTTTGTAATCCTGTTGTGTTTCCATGTTGCAGTAAGTAGCAACGACTGAAGGGAAACTAAAGTAACTGTAGTTGTATGCTTTTCCGTGTGTTAACTGCTTCCAGTTAGTCTCTCCACGTTTAGCTTCATCTATTATGTTATCGAATACCTTACAAGGTTTGTAAAGACCCTTAGCATAGTCCCAGAATGGTGTGTCATACTTAGACCCATGTGCATAATGATAGAGAAGGAAGTTTGCATTCTCTTGGATGTCTCGTTGATTAGTATCAACTATATCTTTTAGGTTATCACCTCTCATAATATATTGCAAGGTCCGAGATGCCCACACCATGTATCCTGTTATACTTGTTGCTTCTAATGGTTCAATGAAGAAGTATTTGTTACCATTCAAGAAGATCCTACCATCCATGACAGGTCTCTTCGCCATGTAATTATGGAATGATCTGAATCCTATCAGTTTATGCTCACCAAACTGCTCTACAAAATTATCTAGTGCCTCATCATCAGTTGTGATGTCACTGTTAAACATATATCCTACTGATGTCCTACTCTGCAAAGGAATATGGAAACACCAACCATCTTTAGTAGCAACACTATCAGTTGTACAATAGACTCTACTATATGGATCAGTTTCGGCCAATAGTACTCTGTTGAGGGGATTTTGCAGCGTGATATAGTTGTCAAACGTTTGACTTGAGCACTCTCTTCCACTGAAGGGTGACCCTCCACAATCATAGATGAAGTCAGCATCAATATTATATCCTACCTTCTTAGGGATGCACTTAAAGTGTCGTGACATATCATCACAGAATTTCTTAGGGTTGAGATGTATTGCAACCTTATTAATTCCGAAGTCATGGAACCAATCGTTACCACCCCACCCTTCATAACTTATACCTGTCTTAACTGTCTGATCCCAGTCTGCCTCTCTCCACGTGGGCCAGCACTCAGGATTTGATATGTGATAATCATTAATAAGATCTAATAGGTTAGGCCATGACCCTGATCCCACTGGTTCAATCTCCTGATCAGGGTCATAATATATTTCAACCTCAGTATGAGGCTCCTGTGCCTTCCATATCATTGCAGTTGTTATACCTGCTAATCCTTTACCAATGATAGCGATCTTCATAAAAAAAGAGGGTCGTTAGACCCCCTTAGTATATCATATGTATCTGATTTAGCCAACAGCAGGTGCAACTAGTGCAACTTCTGTAGTATCAGCAGCCGCTAGGTCAAGCGGGAAGTTGTGAGCGTTACGCTCATGCATCACTTCCATACCTAGGTTAGCACGGTTAAGTACGTCTGCCCATGTTGGGACAATCTTACCACCGCTATCAACGATAGACTGGTTGAAGTTAAATCC